AAAACCATTAAGACTAAATAATACTCGAGTTTTTGTAGTTACTAAAGACAATTACGAAGAGTTTGTAAAAGACTTTAAAGAAGTTTATGGTGACTTAGCTTATGTTGCATTAAGTATGAAAGACTATGAAAACTTAGCGATAAATATTGCAGAAATGAGAAGATACTTAAATCAACAAAAAGAAATAATAGTTTATTATGAAAAAGCTGTAAAACCTAAAGAGGAGAAGAAGTAATGGAATTCATAATAGATCAACTTGTCACTTGGTGGCAATTTACTGTCGTTGGTGCACTAATTATTATTGGATTTATAGTTAATATGTTCGGTGTTGACTGTGATGATGTCATTATTGGATTTGAATATAAAGAAATGCCAAAGCTACAACCTATAGCAATACCTACGGCGGGTAAAGGTTTTTGGGGAGCAATATGGATGTGGCTAATGGGTACACGTAATTGGAAACTCGCAGAAGACTGGACTTTTAGAATTGAAGGAGACTGGTATGTCATTCCTGCAGGATTTACTTTTGATGGCGCATCTATTCCAAAATTCTTACACACATGGCTATCACCTACAGGTGTATTGTTAATGGGTGGATTAGTACATGACTTTGCATACAAGTATGAAACATTATTGAAAAAAAATAAAAAGAAAACTATAGGAAATATTACTCAAAAAAAAGCAGATCTAATATTCCGTGATATAAATATTGAGCAAAATGGATTTCATCTATTAAATAAATTAGCTTATTGGGCATTAAGAATAGGTGGATTCGTTGCATGGAATAAACATAGAAAAGTAAACGCAAAAATTGTATAGGAGATATTATGGATTATGATTTTGAAAATGAGATGTTACGTGCTTTAAGGATGCACGCTGAAGGTAAGATTGCGATGGCTAAAGCTACAGCACAGGTATATATGAATAGGCCTGTAGGAATAGGTGAGCATCCACAAGTCATGGAAGAACTTGAAAAGCAATTCATGGAAATGGCCAAATACGATGATGTATTAGAAATGATTAGTAAATATTTTGATGATATTGATTAAAAAGTCCTTTACAAGATCTTAAAAATAATATATAATATCTAAATACAATAAAAAAATAATCAGAAAAAAGAGGTAGAAATGCAGCAATCATTTGTTGACACAAGGAATTTTTTGTCTCAAACTAAGTTTTACGAAGGATACTCTCGCTTTAAAGAAAACGAAGGTAGGTACGAATCTTGGGATGAGGCAGTTGATCGCGTTATCGATATGCATGATCAAAACTATATGAATAATAATAATGAATTATCTGAGTACTTAGAAGAAGCACGTACTGCTTATAAAGAGCAGCGAGTACTTGGTGCTCAGCGTGCACTCCAATTTGGAGGAGAACAGTTAATGAAACACCAGATGAGGATGTACAATTGTACGTCCTCTTACGTTAATAGACCAGAGTTCTTTGGCGAGGTGTTTTACATTTTACTATGTGGTGCAGGAGCAGGTTTTTCTGTACAAAAGCATCACATTAAAAAATTACCAAAATTACAAAACAGAACAAAGCAAGCGAAAGGTTACATAGTAGAAGACTCAATAGAGGGCTGGGCATCAGCTTTAGATGTATTGATGTCTTCATTCTTCGTAGGAGGTGGTAAATATCCTGAATACGAAGGCAGAAGAGTATACTTTGACTTATCACAAATCAGACCAAAAGGTGCACTTATTTCAGGTGGATTTAAAGCACCAGGGCCAGATGGTTTACGTAGGTCACTCGATAAAATAGAACACTTACTTCAAGGTATTGTATTAGATTCCAAAGAACCAATAGCAATCAAACCTATAAATGCTTATGACATCACGATGCATGCAGCAGATGCTGTATTGTCTGGTGGAGTACGTAGGTCAGCAACAATTTGTCTTTTTTCGCCAGATGATGAAGAAATGATGAATGCTAAGACAGGCAATTGGTTTATGGATAATCCTCAAAGAGGAAGGTCTAACAACTCTGCAGTTATTGTAAGAGATAAGACCACACCAGAAGAGTTCGGCAAGATCATGGAATCAGTCAAGCAATTCGGTGAACCGGGATTCGTTTTCGTTGAGTCTACAGAACATACTACAAATCCATGCGTGGAGATTGGTATGTATCCGCAGATTAATAAAAAGTCAGGTTGGCAGGGTTGCAACCTAACTGAAATCAACGGAGGCAAATGCAATACCGAGGAAGACTTTTATAAGGCATGTCGAGCAGCGTCTATCCTCGGTACCCTACAAGCAGGGTACACAGACTTCAAGTTCTTAACAGATACTTCAAAACTTATATTTGATAGAGAAGCATTACTTGGAGTTTCGATTACCGGATGGATGAACAATCCGGATATTCTTTTCAATGAAAAGATATTAGAAAAAGGAGCTCAAATAGTTAAAGAGGTTAACAGAGAAGTTGCACATATAATTGGTATCAATGCTGCAGCAAGAACAACTTGTGTTAAGCCTAGTGGTAATGCGTCAGTATTATTACAAACTGCATCTGGTATTCATGCCGAACACTCTAATATGTACATCAGAAATGTGCAGATGAACAAAGAGTCTGAGATAACTCAAGCTATAATGAAGACAAACCCGTACATGGTCGAGGACTCAGTGTGGTCTGCCGGTGGTACAGATGTTGTCGTATCATTTCCAATAATGCCTAACAAGGGTTCAATGTATAAAGATGACCTTCTTGGCGTTAAACACTTAGAACTTGTAAAGAAAGCTCAAAAACACTGGGTTGAAGCTGGTACTAATGAGGATCTTTGTGCAGATAAGGGAATAAGACATAATGTATCAAATACTATTATTGTAGATGACTGGGATGAAGTCGAAAAATATGTATTTGAAAATAGAGATGCCTTCGCTGGAATTTCATTCTTAGCGATGACTGGCGATAAAGATTATAATCAAGCTCCTAATACTGCAGTTATTACTGCAAAAGATATGGTTAAGAAATATGGCAATGCCGCAGTGTTTGCTTCCGGAATGGTAGTTGACGCTCTTAAGTGCTTTAATAACTTATGGGATGCCTGTTCTACTGCCAAAGGATTTGGAGAAGACTTATCGTTAGAGTCATCTGAAAATGCAATGAAGAGAGACTGGATAAGAAGATTTAATAAGTTTGCAGATAACTATTTAAATTCAGATACAGCACTCGCTGAGCACTGCTTAAAAGACGCCTACTTATTACATAAGTGGAATAAGATACAATCAACTTTGAAAACCGTTGATTGGAAAGAAGATATAACAGAAAGAAAGTATACAGATGTTGATACACTCGCTGCAGCCGCATGCGCAGGTGGCGCGTGTGAAATCGATTTCTAATATAGTTTCACCTTGTGTTAAGATATGTAGAGTCGAGAATGATACTTGCATAGGATGTGGTAGAACTACTCATGAAATAGCTGAGTGGTTTAAAGCATCAGATGAGAGAAAGAGAGAGATCATTGAAGGATTACGAGATAGAATGTGAAGAGTGTGATGAGACTACATATGTAGCATCATACAAGAAGCCAACCTTTTGTCCAGTTTGTGGAAGAAGAGCAGAGGCAGAAGAAGTCCAAGAATAATGTGGACACTAGATAATAAAGAATATAATAATACGCCTGAGGAGTACCAAGGATTTGTATACCAAATTACAGAACTGGACACCAACAAAAAATATATTGGAAAAAAGAATTTCTGGAAACCAAAGATCTTACCAATCACTAAGTCACGTAAGAGACGTGTACGAACGCGTACGGAGTCTAACTGGAAAGAATACTACGGATCCTCGGATGAAGTATGTAGACTTGTGGAATCACGAGGCGTAGATAAATTTAAGAGAGAAATCCTTAGGCTATGTAAGACTAAGGGAGAGATGTCATATTATGAGGCTAAGTTACAGTTTGATAATAATGTACTATTAAGCGAAGACTACTACAACAACTTTATCGGTTGTAAAATTCATGCAAAACATTTAACAAGTTAATTAAAAAAATTAAAAATATTGAAAAAAGTCCTTTACAAACCTCTTTTTTTATGGTATAATGAATCTATAAAATGAAAAAAGAGGAGTTAAAATGTCATTTAAAAATTTAAAAAACCTAGTTAAAGATTACACAAAACAGTCAAAGTCTAAGTGGGCCATCAAAGAAGAAATGGCTTCCATGTACGCTCAAGACGCAGCCGATACGGCCGCGGTTCTTACACACATACTCGGCGGTAAGTTTGACAGAGCTGAAAATAAACTTTCAGAAATGGATACGTTACCAAGAGACAATGCCGTGTTAGCAATCATTGAGGACATGGGAAATGACTGGGCTAAAGCCAATATCGGCTGGAGCTTTAAATAGGAGAAATAAATGACTAAGAAAAAATCTAATGTAGTTAGCTTTGAAAAAGCTAAGATCAAAAAATTTAATGACGAAAATGAAATTATCTTTACCGTTGAAGATCAAGATTATGAACTTGGTGAGTTAGTTCATCAATCTCATAATGATAATGGTATGGAATTCGTATTTAAACTAGAGGAATTCGATGACGATGAACCCGACGGAACCGTTCACTAAAGTCCAGCTATTAGAAAAGCAGATAGCTGAAGAAGTTAAAGAGAAATACGCTTTGTATAAGCGTATTTCCGAATTAGTAGAGGAAGTAAATAAATTGAAAAAAAGTGAAAAAAGTCCTTTACAAACTACAAAAACTAGTGTATAATAGATCTATAAAATGAAAAAAGCGGAGAAACTAAAATGCAAATTCAAAAACAAATCAAAGACATTCAATTCGATAATGATGGCGTATCAGAAGCCATCGTTATGGCCTCAGCTGCCGGTTGGTACGTTGGCAAGATCGATAAGTCCGAAGGATTTATCCAGCCATACAACAGGT